AAAAAGAAGTAAGTAAGTTAGGGGCCCGAAAGGGCCCCTTCTTCTTTATCATTGCACTATCAGAACACCGCTGCGGTGCCTGACTACAGTACCCACTGGTTGCGATAAAGGGGATTTATAATGGCTTATGTTCCATGGTGGCAAGAAGCCGCTGAAATGAACAATCAGAATGAACGTGAAGAGTTCATCAAGGGCGTGTTTGGATTCCGCCCTAAAGAAAAACGCCCAAACGTCGCAGCCTTAATTGCAGGAACATCCGCAGCCTATGTCGCTGGTGCCTTGTACGTTGCGTCGAAGGCGAAGAAAAAGAAGTGAGTTACCTTAAACACGTAAAGTCTTCTCTTCACAAAGCAAGTCTGGATACAACAAAGATCCTGTCTGCTCACCTTCGTTCCGAAACCCGTGCCTCTGGATGGCCTGATCACATTGTTCGTAGCCTGCATGTTGCTCATCAAGATGGTGAATTTTCTGTGCATGGACACCCAGATCATCGTAAAGAGACTATGGACCTTGAATACGGAACTCCTGGAACACAACCAACAGCGGCTATCCGTCGGTTTAGTAATCGCACTCGTGAAGCAGAAAAGTTTCTTATGGGGCGCACTATGGCTCACCTAGGACGTGCACGATGACATTCTTATTATCCGAAGACGAAGCACTTCGTAATCTATTAAAGAACATGGTAGTTACAGATCAAAAATCTGTAGATGGTGCGGAACCAACTCGTTCTGTAAAAGTATACTTTGGTCAACCTGATCAAGAACTTCGTGATCAGACTTATCCATACATTACTATTGACATGATTGATATTGCAGAAGATTTTAGCCGTGCAATGCGTGGCAAAGTAAAGCCATCTTATGTTGATGATCCAACAACTATTGGAACTAGTACTAATTATGATTCGCAGTTACATGACTGGGAAATTAACTATCCAGTCCCAGTAAACATTGATTATCAAATTACTGCCTACTCTCGTCAACCTCGTCACGATCGTGAGATTTTGGCTCAACTGCTCTACACAAAGATTCCACTACGGTTCGCTGTCCTTCAAACTAATGATGGAACAGTTCGTCGTCTGGATGTTCTTGATGTCTCCAAACGAGACGTTACTGAACAAGGAAAGCGTCTATTCGTAAACGCTATCACAGTGCGTGTCTCATCCGAGATTGCGCCTGAAACATTCAACAAGATGTACAAAGTGTTGCAAGTTACCGCTACAGGTACAACTGATAACGAACAATTAGGTCGTGGTCAGTTCTCCCCAATTTCGTACACCATTCAGCAACCATAAGGAACCCACCCAAACTAGTTAGGAGAAGAAATGGCTTACAGCCGTCCAGGCGTTTATATTACTGAACGCCTATTGCCAGCAACTATTGCTGGTGGTGTTACCGCTAATGCTGCAGGTGCAGTAGTTGCTCCATTTGCACAAGGCCCAGAGGCAGTCACACTTGTTTCATCTTGGTATGAATTTACTAAGAATTTTGGAGGCTACAACGCCTCCTACCCAGCAACATTCCAGGTCGGATCATTCTTTGCAAATGGTGGACGTGAACTTTACGTCAAGCGCCTTCTTGCTGATGACTCAGTTGCTGGATCTGTTGACTTACTTACCTCAGGAAGCGCAGTTGTTGCAACTGTTACTTCAAAAAACGCAGGAACAGATGGCAACAAACTTCGTGTTGTAATTACAGCAGGATCAGTTGTTGATACATACACACTTACTCTGTACAAAGAATCAGGCGTAACAGGAGATATCACTGATGATATTCTTCTTGAACGTTATGAGAATATTGTATTTGACGATGACACATCTAGTGACTATGCAGAGACTGTTATTAACTTAGTCTCTCCAAATATCACAATCAGCGATTCTGCTGGTGGAATTCCTGTGTCTACTACTTACCCACTTACTGGTGGAAGCAATGGTACAACTCCAGTTGCTACAGATTACACAGAGTACAAGGGCGGAGACACTTCAGTATTTGAAGAGTTTGCAACTCTATCTCGTCCACTTGTGTTCTTCTTGCCAGCAGTACAGTCTCTTGCTTCAGGTCAAGTAAGCGTTTATGACGCTGCATCATCTTGGTCAGAGTCTAATGATGGATTTGTTATTGCTGAAACAGGATCAGGAAAAACAACAGCACAAGCAATTTCATTTGCTGGAAGTCTTACAGATTCAAGCAACGTTGCTGTCTACTTTCCATGGACCTATATTGCAGATCCACTAGGGCGTGGAACTGGTGCCCTTCGCAAGATTGGTCCATCAGGAGCAGTTGCAGGTCTCTACCTCACAACTGATGCAAACCGAGGAGTCTTCAAGGCTCCTGCTGGTATTGGCACAGCGCTACAAAATGTTGTAGCAATGGAGAAGAGTTTCTCTTCTTCTGAACTTGATTCAATGAACGCAAGCACATCACCAGTAAACCCAATCCGTCAGATTCCTGGCGCTGGACTTTCTGTTATGGGTGCTCGCACATTAAAGCAAGATGGAACAGCAAACAAGTATGTAAACATGCGTCGTTCTTTGATTTATATCAAGAAGAACCTAAAGAACCTCACAGAGTTTGCAATCTTTGAAAACAACGATGAGCGTCTATGGGCTCGCATCAACACCACTCTTGGCGCATTCCTTAACGAATACAAAAACCAAGGTGGTCTTCGGGGTGCAACATCCGCACAGGCCTACTTCGTTAAGTGTGATGCTGAGAACAACTCAGACGCACAAATCGCAAATGGTGAAGTTCACATCCAAGTGGGTGTAGCACTTCAGTATCCAGCAGAGTTCATCGTCATCGACCTCAGCCAAAAGACGCTGAACTAATCCGAAGGAGAAATAAATAAATGCCTACAATCATTAACAATCGATCGAACTTAATCACCGATCCATTACGTAACTTTAGATTTTTAGTTACGTTTAAAGCACTACCAACAGCGGGTGACGCTACCAAGGCACTTGAAACAAAGTCAGCAACATTTGGCTTTACTTCAGTATCTGGTATGGCGGTAACTACTGACTCTATCCCTTACCGTGAAGGTGGGTACAATACCACCGTTCACCAAATCCCAGGACAGACAACATTTGCTCCAATCACATTGCAACGTGGTGTCATTCTTGGAACCAACTACAACTGGGACTGGATGCGTAATTTGTTTGCAACAGTTCAAGGTGGAGGAACACGTAAGGCAACTGATAACTTCCGTTGCGATCTAGAAATTGCTGTGCTATCACATCCAATTCCAGGCGCTAACCCAGAAGATACAAATGCTGCACAAACAGATCACGTTGCTATGCGCTTTAATGTGTATAACTGCTGGCCTACATCTGTAGCATATTCAGACCTTAACGCTGGAGATAACGCACTATTTGTTGAACAGATGACACTTGTCCATGAAGGATTTGATGTTAACTGGGCCCAAGACTTATCAACTAACGCAGCAGCATTCCCAGCATAATCTAACAAAAGGATAACAATGACGAACACAATTAATGCAGCGGCTAATCCCGCATTGGCTAATCAAATGTTAAACAAGGCTCTAAACGAAGAGCCAAAACAGGATTTTAATCCTGACATTATCCTTCCTTCGGATACAACGGTTAACCTTCCTGGTGGCTATCTCACAGCCACTGGGGAGGTTATCCGTACCGCAGAGGTACGTGAACTCAACGGTAAGGATGAAGAGGTAATTGCACGATCTTCTGATTTAGGAAAAGTCCTTATGACAATCCTTCAACGAGGAACTGTCAAAGTCGGAGAAGAAAAAGCCACAGACGCAATTCTAGATCAACTACTTATTGGTGATCGTGATCAAATTCTGTTGGGAATTCTTAAGACAACTTTTGGATCACAAGTAAAAATTCAGTCATTCTGCAGTGGTTGTGCAGAGTACAAGACAGTTGAAATTGATGTTGATAAAGACATTAAATCAAAAGTACTTGTAGACCCGTTAAACGATCGTGTCTTTACTGTAAAAGGAAAAGGCGCCGAATATACGGTTCGGCTTCCAAATGGTGTCGTTCAAAAAAAGATGATTGACAATATGGATAAGAACTCTGCTGAACTAACCACCCTTGTGTTGGAAGGAACAGTAGTAAAAATTGGTGAGACACCTGTCTACAGTGCTCTGCAGGTTCAAAACCTCAGTGTATCTGATCGTCAAAAAATTATTGAAGAGATTAACACCAGAGCGCCAGGACCACAGTTTGCTGACGTTACTGTTAACTGCCCAGACTGTGAAGGCGAGGTATTGGTTCCTATTAATTTAGGTACCTTGTTTCGGCTCTAGCGTTACTGGTTATGTAGAATTATTTGCTCAATGGGCTGCATTAACTCAAGCGTATGAAGGTTGGACACTAGGCGACATTAAAGAGTTGTCTAGACGAGAAAGAAAGAATTGGCTAGAAGTAGCCAACAGTAGATTCGGAAGGAGTTCAAGCAATGGCTAATGATCCACTAAGCCAGTTGTCGTCTGTCAACTCCCAACTTGACGCTACCCAAAAGAAGTTAACTGGTATTGAATCTGCCATTAAACGCATTGGTGGAATTGCTGGTAACACATTTAGAAGTGTTAGCAACATCCTTACTACCAGTGTTGGCTTTGGAAACACTATGTCATTGGGCACAAGTAATGCCCAGTTTGGTGGAGCATCTTCTGCATCGGCAGATGGTGGTGGCGCAAATGTTATGCCATGGGCCTACTCCAAGAGTGGCGCTGCAAAGATTGCAGGCGTACAACTAGGGCTTGGAGTTGCAGGTGCTGCTTATGCTGCATTGCCTTCTCTTAATGACGTCATGCCTCGTGCCATGGGCTTCTACCAAGCCACAACACGTATGCCAGGAGTCAGTAGCGCTCAACTAAAGTCTATGGCAATGACCTCAATGCGAGGTGGAATTACTGGTGTCCAAGATCAAATGGCAGCAGTAAACATCTTAACACAAGGATTTAACATAACAGGTAGTCGAAACCTTATGCAATCTATGGGTGAAGTTGCTGGTGCTGCACGAGCCTACGGCATGTCAAATCCAGAGGCTGCTGCAGCAATTGGTGGTATGCACACAGGTGCAATGAGTGGCAATCTCTATCAATATGGAATTAGTACGTTAGATGTAAAGACTGGTCGTTTAAGAACTACTGCTGAAATTGCTAGACAAATTTACAAAGCAGTTGGTGGAACGGGTCAAAAGGTAACAAAAGAACAACTTGATTTTTCTTTCCGTGAAGGCGCTTTAAATGCTACTTTAAATGATCTTGGTTTTGATCAACAGCAGCAACGAATTCTTCGTCCAATGATTACAAAAATTGCGTTGGGACAAGAAGCGGAATTACTAAATGAAAAGGGCGCCAATAATCCTTACGTAGATACTCTCTATAAACAAGCAGAGTCACAAGCAAAACTAACTGATACTGCAACTCCAGGAATGATTGCTGGATTTGAAAAGGCAACAGATACTATTGTTGCTTTTAACGCAGCCCTTGAACGACTTACTCCAAACTTCATGTATGCCGCTAAAGGATTTACACAGGGTTTAAGTGGGTCAAATGTTGGTGCTGCTGGTAGTTCGTTTTTAACAGGTGCTGCTGGTGCAGTTACTACGTTAGCAACAGCGGCTGGTGTTAGAGCATTAATGGGACGAGTTGGTGGCCAAGTTGTTACAAAAGGTGCAGCAACTGCAGCAACTGCAGCCACAGCGGCGGCAGGGGGAATGGTTGCAAAAGTTGGGTTAACTGGATTAGGTAAAGCAGTACCAATCATTGGTGGTGCGGTATCTGGATTTGGTAGCGGAGGATTGGGTTCTTTTATAACTAGTGTTGGTACATCTGCGGCTGTTGGTGGTGTCTTTGGTGGACCAATGGGAGCACTGGCTGCAGGTGGGTTGTCTGCTCTTGGTTGGCTTGGTGCTAAAGCAATTAAATCTATGTTTGCAACATCTGCAAATGCTGCCGAACCAACAACAGGTTACGTACCACAACCAGCAATGGGACTTCCTGCAAATGCAGATCAAAACCTCGTAAGTACTCTTCAGGCTGCTGGCTTTAGTGGTCAGGGTTTAGTGACTGCATATGGAGTTGCAAAAGCAGAATCTGGTGGAAGGGCAAATGCATATAACCCAAAAGGTAGAGATGATTCTTACGGGTTATTCCAGATTAATATGGAAAACAATGATCCAAATGATCCTGGTATGGGTAATAGACGTAATAAAGCGTACCTAAAAACGTATGCATCAATTGGATATACTGGACCAGAAAGTTTAAAAGATCCAAATATTAATGCACGAATTGCATATGATATTTCTACACAAGGTACAAACTTTAAACCATGGACTACATATACTAGTGGTAAATACCAAAATCAGTTAACTCCTGGGGGAACTGACATGGGTAGCAGTTCCAACAATACAAACAATGTTAATATTAGTTTAACAATTAGCAAAGCATCAGAAACCGAAGCAATTGCTTTTGCTAAAAGAATTAAAGAACTTTTACTTCAAGACAAGTCGCTTAATGCAATGGGAGTTAAATAACTATGGCTACAACGTATAACAGCCCAGACTCAAGTAAACGTCCAAAATTAACTCCTGAAGATTTTTTAAAACAACAAAAAAATGAAAGGAGCCGAAAGGCTGCTGCTAACAAAAAGAAATCAGATAACGCAAAAACAAGTCGTCAACTTGAAACCAGTAAAGAAATTGAAGCAAATATAAAAATTCAAATGATTACTGCCAATAAAGAATTTGCTACTGCCAATAAAGCATACGATGATGCGGTTAAGGCTGGAGCAAGTTCTGGAACTCTTGAAATATTAGCAAAAGAAGTTGTTGATAAAAGAAAATTAAAAGATGACTATATGGGTGCATATACGGATGCATACAGTAGAAGAATTGCATTAGAACGTAGTCTTGAACAGGTATACGTTGCTGCTCCTAAAACCATTTTAAATAAGTTTAAGAGAAGTAAAAATACAAAAAATAAAGATAAAGGAATTGGCAATGCAAGCATTGAGGATGGGGCAAATAACCCAACTCCTCCTATCTACTACTATAACGCTCCCATGATAAAGACAGCATACTTTAAGGTTGATTCAACTCAAGATCAGTATTCAACAATTGCAATTGATAATCCTGGGAATTTTGCATCAGGACTTGAGGCTTGGGATAATGCCTTAGGAGCAAAAGGCGTTATACAGATGGATAGTAAAAAGGCTTTATCTTATGCAAATAGTGTTAGTGCAGATAACTCAAATTTAGATAAAAACCTTTATGGTTTTAAATTTTTATACAATCCAAAAGAAGTGTCAATGACTTGGGGAGTTGCGGAAGGCTTAAACTGGGAAGGCGTTGCTGCAAATATGGATCCCTTTTCGCCTATTACTCTTGGACTTAAATACAGCACCATTAATTTTTCTCTTCTTTTAAACCGTATTGGTGATATGGCTGTTATAAATGCTTATGGGTTAAACGAAGGTGTGGGACAACCGTATCCCATATTTGATACACCAAACAATGATCCAAACAAAGAATTTGCAGAAATTTATAAAAAAGGAACTATGTATGATATGGAATATCTTTTTAGAACTATAAAAGGTTTCAATAGTAAAAGAACTAATCGTTTTAACATTGAGACATCTGATGTTGGTTGGTTGCAAGGTACTCAGGTAGAACTTCATTTAGGTGATGGATTACGTTATCTTGTTCGTATAAATTCATTAGATATAAATCATGCAATGTTTAATGACAGAATGGTTCCAATTTTATCTTATGTAAATATCTCTTGTTCACGATTTAATGATCTGTCATAGGTTAAGGAAATAATAAAATGATATATTCAGACAGCAGATACATAGATGGAACTCTTGTTAAGGCTTGGCATGCGGGTAAAGAGGAATACCACACAGTTGTAACACGAGAGTGGCCTTTGTATGCACAATCATTTTTTATTTATCGATGGGTTGAAACCGATAGATTAGATAACCTTGCAAATTTTTATTTGGGTAATCCATCTTTGTGGTGGGAAATTTTAGACCTTAATCCAGAGATCATTAATCCCGCAAACATATCCCCAGGAACAGAAATAAGAATTCCAAATGCGTGATCCACAACGTCAAAATAGATATCAAAACTCATTTAAAGTTTCTTACCCAGACTTTCCTTCTCTTACCAATACTGTAAGAAGTATTGTTATTCATCAAGAAATGGGAAAACATGATATTGTAGAAATTTACTACCCTATGTTTAGTAGTAAATTTTTTAAATTAATTAAAACAGGAGTACCTGTACAAATTACATGGAAGACAGATAAGGCTGTTGGAAAATTTATTGGGTATACAGTTGAAGTAACACATCAAACTGCTCAACAGTTTATGCGTGGTGTTAAGGTCGTATGTATCGGTGCTTCTTATCCCCTAAAAGAACGATCAGTTAAAATTTGGAAAAATAAAACTGCAACTGAAATTGCTACAGAAATTGCAAAGAAGTTTAAACTTAAACCCGTTATTACACCTAGTTCAATTAGGTTTTCTCAACAGTCTTTGTCAGGACATTCTTATTGGGAAAAATTAAATGAACTTGCACTAAAGATTGGATACGGAGTACAGGTTATTGGTTCAGAACTTCATTTTCATCCTATTGATAAAATGATTAACCAATTTATGACAACTATTCCTATAATGTCTTTTCAAAACCCACTTGAACATCCAGTCAGCCAGTACGTTGGGCCAACTTTAGAGTTGTTTGAACCACGTGTTGGCGATCATAACGAACTATTAGATTACTCTCGAAGCGATATAGTAGTAGGAGGAATAGACCCTGTTACTGGAAAAACTTATTTAGGAAAATCTTCATCAAGTAAAGTAAGTAAAAAATTACGAAGCAGTATAAAAGATCCTTTGTTTACATCTGTAGAAACTAGAACTGTAGTTGCAAGCAATGCTATGGCAAAATCTCTTGCCAATGCTAGGGCGGAATTAGGACGCTTTTCCATAGTTGCTCATGGTCAGGGGCAGGGTGATCCCAGAATTTCTCCATGGAGAACCCTAGAGGTCAAAGGTACTGGAGCAACAACAGATGGATTTTGGGTAGTTAAAAAAGCGGAACATGTAATTCATGGCGATGGTCGGTATGCTGTTGAATTTACGTGCCTATCAGATGGCACAGGAGCAAACAAGGGAAGTGCGTTTAGGCCTACATCTGCATCCTTTACACCCTCTCGAAATGTTGCTAATGAGTTGGCTGCAACCAAAAAGAAGCCAACATCAACTAAACTAAGTTCAAAAGCATCGATGATTAAAGAGACGTCTGGTGGATACATAGTAACCCCTAGACGATGGGAAGGAATGTAATGATTGAAAAAACTATTGCTCTTCCTTTTTCTATAAATGCTTATGGAGGGATCTCTGTTGCTACAGATCAATCAAAGATTTGGGCAGATCGTGTTCGTTCAGTCATTGGTACAACCATAAGAGAACGTGTTATGAATCCAGAAATTGGAACTTTAATTTCATTTTCTATTTTTAATACAGAAGAATCTGCGGAATCACAGATAGAGAGCGAAATTGGAAAAGCATTTTCTTCTCAGTTAAGACTTTTAACTCTTAATGATGTGGTCATTACACACGATGAATACACCAATCTTATGACTGCAGAAATAGTTTACTCATTACCAAACAACGAAGTAGTAAGCACCGTCGTTGGTTTGGCTCTTGTAAATGGTGCTAATCCCCCATACGAGGAGTCACTATGAGCGTAACACCAGTATCTAATATCCCAGTTGCAGTTGATTACACGGGTCGTGATTATTATTCCTTACGTGAAGCCTTGATTGCTAGAATTCAAGCACGAGTACCAGAGTGGACAGCCTCTGATCCAGCAGACTTTGGTGTGGCTTTAGTTGAAGCCTTTGCTTATCTAGGGGATTTAGTTTCTTATTATATTGACAGAACAGCAAATGAAGCATTCCTTCAAACAGCAGTTCAACGAGATAGCATTCTTAATATTGCACAGAACTATGGATATATTCCTGCAGGTTATCGTCAAGCAAGCGTTACCGTTACATTCACCAATGATTCTGATGATGATGTAACAATTCCTGCTGGAACTGTTTTAACTGGTGACGTTGTTTCAGGAGACACAGTTACTACACTGTACTTTACAACAGAAGCAGATGCATTAGTTCTTGCTGCAGTAGATGACGTTCCAGGAGAAGAAAGCGTTACTGCTTCTGAAGGACGGTCAGTTATTCTTGTTGCAGAAAATGTAAACGCTTATGGCGAGTTAATCGGAACATCTGATGGAACTCCAAGTATGGAATTTGAATTAGGTGAGACACCTGTTGTTGATGGTTCTATTGAACTATACATACAGGATGGAGATCTTTACTCTAAATGGACACAGGTTCAACACTTACTTGACTATGGTCCAAGTGATTTAGTTTACAGTGCGTTCTTAGACCAAAACGACATTGTGACTATTACATTTGGTGACGGAGTATCGGGAGCAATACCAACTATCTACTCAGAAATTAGAGCACGCTATACAGTAGGTGGCGGTGCTATTGGAAACGTTCTCTCTGACACTGTTACTACAATTGATTATATTGAAGGATTATCAGAATCTCAAATTAATGCAATTCAAGGAGCAATTACAGTAACAAATAGTGCAACAGGAGTTGGCGGTTCTGATCCAGAAAGCAATGATCAAATTAGGGTTGCTGCACCTGCTTCTTTGCGTTCAGGAAATAGAGCAGTTACTTTGCAAGACTTTGCAGACATATCACTTGGAGTTAGTGGTGTTGGAAAGGCAAACGCTACTGCTGCAATATGGACATCTGTAACTGTTTATATTGCTCCAAGTAGAAACGCACAGGATACAGACCTTGCTCCTGGATTAGACGATCTGGGAGATCCAACAGCAGAATTTGATAGGCTTAATACAAACGTAACTGAGGCATTAGCAGATAAAGTTCTTATTGGTACATCAGTTACTATCCAACCACCAACATATGTTGATGCAGTCTTAAACCTTCAATACAGTAAATTAGATCAGTACACCACTGCTGAAGTGCAGATTAATTTAAAAAATTCTTTGTTAACAGGATTTGGCTACACAGGTATGAACTTTGAAGACACTATTTATCCTCAAGATATTGAGTTTGTTTTGCAACAGGCTGCTGGAATTAAAACAGTAAAGGTGCTTGCTCTTCATGAACTTGGTGGTTCTGGACTCAACACTTTAAGCGGTGGTGCTGGCGAGATATTCCGTTTTAAGGAAGAAAACGTAAGCCTTAGTGAGATCTAATGAGTGAATACTATGGAGTTTATCGAGGCATTGTAAAGGATAACAAAGATCCTCAAAATCAAAGACGCCTTAAAGTTTCTGTGCAACAACTTACAGGTGGTGAGATTACTGATTGGGCGTGGCCTGTTGAGCCTTCAAATATAACGGTTGATCTCCCTGTAGTTGGTCAAGGAATTTGGGTTGCTTTTATTGGTGGAAATTTAGGTTATCCAATATGGCTTGGTTCCTTTGGAAAAAACAAAGGAAAAAATAAAAAGATGTTAGTCAAACCATTAGATAATAAAGTATCCCTTACTGGATTATCTGGACACCTTATTACTGTTAAACAAAAAGATGGGACAACAGAATTAGACCTTACTGCAACGTTAGTCGCATTAGCAAACAAGGTAAAAACTCTTGAAAATAAGGTCTCTACTTTAGAAGGTAAAGCCCATACCCACTAGAAGTTCAGGCAGTAAATAGGGGGCAAAGACGAGAAAATGACCTAGTAGGTTGAAAGGAAGTTAAGTGACCGCACAGTATCCCTCTGCCGTAAAGTCGTTTACCACAAAGGTAGACTTTACTGACACTGTCCTTGCCGAACATGTAAACACCCTCCAAGAAGAAGTTGCCTCTCTACAGGTAAACCTTGGTACCTACATTAGTACTGGATCTGGTTGGGTTGGTGAGTTTGATCAAATCACAACAAACTGGAACAGTCTTAAAGACCGTTTAGCCAACATTGAATATGGTTTAAATTTAGTTTACACAGAAAGACTTCCAGCGGGTGGAAGCACTGGTCAAGTTCTTGTAAAAAGTACAGGAGATGATTACGACGTAGAGTGGGCAACCTTTGATGGCCTACCATCACAGTCAGGTAATGATGGAAAGTATTTAACAACCGATGGTTCAACAGCCTCTTGGGCTACAGTTGCACAAGGTGGAGAGACAATCAGTTCGTTCTTACTTGCTGGCTGCTAAGGAGCGCTAAGCCGTGGCTAAATATGGTATAAATTATTACGGTTCATCAACGTATGGTGCTGCAGCACTTCTTGCTTACTCAGTTCAACCAATGTCAGTATTGGTTTATTCAGACGTTACAAGTCTTGCATCAGAATTTCGCAGAGTAAGAGTCACATGGCAAAACCCAACTGGATCCTTTACAAGATTTAGACTTGTAAGAAGTCAAGTAGGTTTCCCAGAAACAGCAGAAGATGGAGTTATCATCTTTGATGAGTTTGCAACAGAAGGAACTGTATCTCGTTCATATTTTATTGACGGCGAAGATAATCCAGGAGACATCACACTAGTGCCTGGTCGTGAAACATGCTACAGGGTATTTTTATTTACCTCTGAAAAGGTGTGGCTAAATGCTGGATCTATTGCAGCAATTATTCCTAGCGACCATAACGCTCATGCAAACCTTATGAACTCTATACCACGAGTATTTACGAGTAAAGAACAGAGCCCATTAGGTGTTGTAGATGACCAGTCTGTTTTGTACGATTTTCTATGGGGTATGTCTTTTACGCAGGAAGAGTTTTATACACTTGTTGACCTGCTAAGACCACGTCACTCTGGGTTAGAAACTCCTGTTCAATTAATCTTTCCTGAGAGAAGTAACGTAGGTCTTACTGCTGAACCAGGTCTTCCAACCAAAAATCAAAAACGTCTTATTAGAGAAGCACTCTACATGTACAGTCACAAGGGAACTGCAGATGGATTAGGGACCTATGCAGAATCACTTACTGGTTTTTCTCCAACGATAACTGTTTCTGAAAATCTTCTGTTAACTGTTCAAGATTCAACTTTTTATGGAGGAATTGGAAATTGGATTGTTAGTAACGCAGTGCTAACCTCTAGCACTGAACAAGTTCCTGACTCAAATACAAACCAAATTGACACAACAAAGACTGGAAAAGTAGTTGCATCAGCCGCAGGCAGTA